TACAAAAAGCATCTGCACTTCACGACGCACAAGTTCTCCATACCACTTATCGTGGTGTTGAGTATGATACTCGTTGTGTAGAATCAAAAGAGACTCACGGTACTTTCTGCTATCGTGGTCGCGTCTATAGCAAGTGACATGGAAGCCCTACAAGTAACAGGGATTGTATCCCTCTCTTCTGTAGTGTTAATGTCCTTGATATACGGTGAGATTAAACTACTTGCCAAGTAAGTAAGGGGGGTTTCTACCCCTCTTTTTTTGTCTTTTTGTAACGAATTAACAAATGTTAGTGAATTAACACAAACTATTATAGATAGTATAGAATTAAGGTTACCTGCCTATGCACTGATTCTATATTCGTTATTATACTAATGTATGGAGAGTGAACATGCACAATCTTATTTCTCGCAACCAATTAGCAGAATGGAGCCACTTTGATGATACAGATACCAATGAGATAGATTTAGTAAATGATTATTTCGATTGTATAATTGAGTGCGAAGAAGATCAACAAACCTGTAAACGAGTATGTAGGAATCTTTTAATTTAAAGTCCGGGGGCATTGCGACCCCCGTTTTTTTATGGTATAATGTAGGGCAAGCGATATTACTTTATGGAAAAAGACAAACTTAAGTTGATCGTCCGGAACCTAGAATTGCTTGTAGATGCTTTGAAATCAGAAGTTTATTCTGATGTTACTGCATACGAGTATGAAAACATCGCACCATATCTAACAGACTACGACGAAGTATTTGATGAAGGAGATGATGACGGATACCCCGATTAAATTAATTAGCGTCACTCCAGACGCAGAGAAGCATATGGCATACTGTGCCCGTGTAAGTAATCCAAACAACCAAGAGAATGAAAAGTTCTCTGGACTGCTGAAGTATTGTGTAAAGCATCAGCACTGGAGTATCTTTGAGCAGGCATATATGACTCTGGAAATCAATACCACCAGAGGAATTGCGGCTCAGGTGCTTCGCCACAGGTCATTTACATATCAAGAGTTTTCACAACGCTATGCTGATTCCTCCTTACTCGCGGAGGAGATCCCTCTCCCAGAACTCCGTAGACAAGACACCAAGAATCGTCAAAACTCTACTGATGATTTGGATCCGTTTGTTCGGCAAGACTTCCAAGTCAAAATGCAACAACACTTTGAAGCAGGAATGAAACTCTACAAGCAAATGCTTGATGCATCGATTGCAAAGGAGTGTGCTCGTTTTGTGCTTCCCTTAGCAACGCCCACTAAAATCTACATGACTGGCTCAGTCCGCTCATGGATTCACTATATTGATTTGCGTTCTGCAAACGGAACACAGAAAGAACACATGGACATTGCACTTGGTGCAAAAGAAATTTTCACCGAACAATTCCCTTCAGTTGCTGAAGCACTTGAATGGTAATAAATATTAACACATCAAAGGAGGTCTAACATTGCCAACATATCCTGTTATTAATAAAGAAACTGGAGAGAAAAAAGAACTCTCTATGACAATGAAAGCATATGACACTTGGAGAAAAGAAAATCCTGGTTGGGATAAAGACTGGGGAGCAGGTGTTGCTGGCGTAGGAGAAGTCGGTGACATGTTTGCTAAGGGTGAAGCAAACTCTAGTGGATGGAATGAAGTGTTGGATAGAGCATCTAGACAACCTGGTGCAACCGTCCGTAAAAATCGCGATTACAGTTTCTAAATGCCTAGAAAAAGAAAGAATAGTGATCAACCAATAGGAGTTGGTCTAACTGTTAAGCAGATGAAGAGAAGAAAACCCATCAACTCAGACTTGATGAGGGATATTGATCCACTAACTGAGAATCAAAAACTTCTTTTTGAAGCATATGAGAATGACAAAAATGTTGTTGCATATGGTGCCGCAGGAACTGGTAAGACATTTATTACTCTCTGGAACGCACTGCAAGATGTTCTTGATGAGAACTCTCCTTACGAAAAAATTTACATTGTTAGATCTCTTGTAGCAACTAGAGAGATTGGTTTTCTTCCTGGAGATCATGAGGACAAATCTTCTCTCTATCAAATACCATATAAGAATATGGTTAAGTATATGTTTGCTCTCCCCACGGATGCAGACTTTGAAATGCTCTACGGCAATCTGAAAACTCAAGGGACAATTAGTTTCTGGAGCACATCATTTATTCGTGGAACGACTCTTGATAAGGCTATCATTATTGTTGATGAATTTCAGAACTTGAATTTCCATGAACTTGATAGTATAATCACAAGGGTAGGCGAAGACACTAAGATTATGTTTTGTGGTGATGCCACTCAGACTGATTTAACAAAACAGAATGAGAGAAATGGTATCATGGACTTTATGAGAATACTACGAGTCATGCCATCAGTTGAAATGATTGAGTTTGGCGTTGATGATATTGTACGTTCAGGTCTTTGTAAAGAATATCTACTTGCTAAACTTGACTTGAACTTATGAATTTTACTCATTGTAATTATCTCGGTGACCTTGAACTAAACAAGAAAGAAAAGAATGGCATCCGTCTCTATAATCTTCCTAATGGAGAGTGGGTGCCTTCTATTACATCTGTCACCTCTTTCTATAATCGTCAGATCTTTGTCAAGTGGCGTAAGAGAGTTGGTATTGAAGAAGCAAATCGCATCACAAAGAAAGCAACTGCACGAGGAAC